TGTGCTACCATGAAAAAGCAAAACGGATGTTTATTAGCTTTGTTTATTATTTTTGTTGCAATTCCGTTTTTTCCAATAGTTCTTCCGATTTGGGCCGTGCTTAAGCTATATCCTTATTTCTATTTCAAAAGCGAACGCTTTTTAGCTTTAAAGCAAAAGCTTAAGAATCACACAAAAGAGTGCAACGAACTTAACGAACATATAGAAAGCTTGAAATCTGCTGCTCTTATCGTAAATCGCACGGATTACGGTGAGGCAGACTATCACGATGACAGCAGTTGGAACGTAAACCGCGAAGGCCTTAAAAAGAGATATGAGCCGACCGTCTATCAATGCTCGCGTACTGTGTGCGACAACGCCAGCAAAGAGCCTTTTAAGTACATCTGTAAGTATTTTGGCATAAAAGCAGATGAAAAGACACTGGAAAAGTTTGAAGAAATGCTGAACGATTTCTCTGCTGTAGAAGATGGCAAAAAGATGCTTATGCAGCAACTTCAAGAAATTTTGGACAGTGTGGATTCTGAAATCCCGGATTATATCAAAAAGCATTGCCACGATCGGCTTGTAGAAAACCTGGGGTTTGAAAAAGTGGATTTAGGGACACTTTACTTTCCACGTTACGTTTTCCAGTATACAAGCGCAGGCGGAAATACCGGCACGCACTATGATGTTGTTATGGACATTGACAACCTAAACCGTTTTGTCGTGTATCTTTCCGAAAAAATCAAATTTAACAAAAGCGCCGCAGGGCAACGTGCCCTTATGACAAGTAAGCTACGCGATCACATTAAGCAGCGCGATCACTACACATGCCGTTTTTGCGGTGCATCTGTTTCCAATGAGCCACACCTGCTTTTGGAAATCGACCATATTATCCCGGTGTCTAAAGGCGGAATGACTACAGAGGATAACTTGCAAACACTCTGTTGGAAATGCAACCGTAGCAAAGGAAGTAAAATAACTGTTTAAGTGTATTTTACACAACCCGCAGTTGTATTTCAACAGTTTCACAAAAACACTCATTTGTCAAGTCTTAGCTGTCCTATATATCGGATTTTCAGCACTTGACAACAACTTTTTTGGTCGTTTCCGTCCATGATGGGACGGCGGCTTGTTTACCAGCCTTTCCATTTGTCTGCCCCCCCTTGACCAAAATTGTACTGCATCCACAATATGCTTTTTGTCAAAGGCTGTAAATGACCAATATCGACAACCATGCCGGATATGATAGATTTAGCAATCGGTCTGGTTTATCCGCTACTAAACAAAAAAGCCCCTGCCGGTGTTCGTACCACCGACAAGGGCAAAGAGCCGTCAACATAAAAAGTTGACGGCATTATTATAACACACGCAAAAAGGAGCCGCAATATGAAAAGAACAAATACCGCAAAATGGATTGAATCCGCCCAGCGCTGGCAGATAAACGTGCAGAAAGACGGCGTGCGCAAAACCTTTACCAGCGCCAAGCCGGGGCGCACAGGCCAGCGGGAAGCCAACAAAAAAGCAGATGAATGGTTAGATAAAGGCATAAAAACAGGCCGCGTTAAAGTAGCAGACGCATGGGAAGAATTTCTGCAAGTCCGCAAAGCAGTCTCGGAAAACGAATACAAAAGCGCAGAGTGCTTCGGGCGTGTCCACATCTTACCAATAATTGGTAGCAAAACGCTAACCAGCGTAACAGAACAGGATTATCAAAACATCCTTGATAAAGCGTTTCGCAATCCTGCAAAAGCCAACAAGCAAACATTGTCTCGCAAGACGCTGAGAAATTTAAAGGCCACTATCTCACAATTTGTAAAGTTCTGCCGCAAAAGCAATCTGGCAACGCTCGAATTATACGATTTAAAAATTCCAGAATCCGCGCGGTATGTTGGCAAAAGCATTGTTGACGTATCTGCCTTTAAAAAGGTTTTCGAGGATGACGAAATCACTGTACATAACAAAAAGCAGAAAGATGAGTATATAAATTACTATCGCTTCCAGCTTTTGACAGGCGTTCGACCCGGTGAGCTGCGCGGGCTGAAATGGGAAAACATCTCCGGGAACATCTGCAAAATTGACGGCGCTGTCAACAACGATGGCGAACATACAAAAGGGAAAAACGAAAACGCCATTCGTGCTATTGTGCTATCAGACTTTGCGATGAAGGTGCTTGACGATCAGCGAAAAATGACCGGCAAGCAAAAGTATATCTTCCCGATGCCGACAATGCGGGCATACTATCGCCGCTGGGGCGTCTATCAGGCGCAGCACGGCATACCGCATACTTCCCTGTATGAGATGCGTCATACCTTTGTCAGCGCCGCCAAAACGCTCCCCGCGGGGCAATTAAAGCAACTTGTCGGGCATAGCGAGGATATGGACACCTACGGCACATACTCGCATGTTTTGGCTAACGATGCGGAGGAAACAGCAAAAAATCTGGATGCCGTCTTTGGCAAAATAATTAACCTGTAACGCTCTAAAAGTACACACTAAAAGTACACACTTTTTCTCCTGCATAGCAAAAATAGCGAAAATTCCATGCAATCAGTAAATATATAGCAACGTATCATCGTTATATTTTTAATTAGCAAAAGTAAAAACATTGGTTCGAGTCCTGTACCGTCCACCATAAAAAACACCGTAGATTCGTTAAAATCTACGGTGTTTTCTTTTTCAAGTACACACTTTAGTACACACTTGCCTATTTTCTCTGCAAGCTGTGTACCAAATCATTATACACATCCGGCCGTGCTTCTTTCAGAGCATCCATAAACTCATCCAGCACACGCCACACTCGCCCGGTATCGGCCTTTTTTACAATCTCCAAAAATTCACTCATCCTGTAAACGCTCCAATTTCCGCATTACGCCATTATAAACTTTAGGGTTTGCTACATACAAGGCCGACATAAGCTCATCCAGCACATTCAGCGCCGCTGTGGTGTCTACGTTTGAAACAGCCCGTAAAAAGTCACTGCCGCCAACAGCAGCCCTCGTAGACGGCTCTGCCGCTTCGTAGTAACGCACAGGCTCTTGCAGTTCTGCTTTTTGTGGGGCAGGGGATACATCTGCAAGCTGCTGATTTTTCACAACATACAGCGCCGCCAAATTTTTAACTCTGGTCATGGTAAGTTCGCTGTTTTCGATTTCGGCTATAGCGCCGTCAATCTCTCGTACGTCCACCATAGCCGCCACCTCCGTCAAGTGTTTTTCAGTTCGTCGATGCAATGCTGGATAGTCTCGCGGTCGTATCCATCAACGTTTCGTAGCATGTCTTCCAGCTTTCGCATCATGCTGTCTCGCGCATCGTCTCGGCTATAATGGCCACGCACATAATGAGAACCGCGCCGAGCATAGCTACTGCCGCGTCCATAATTGCCGCGCATGTTGGCGCTCCAATCACCATCCCGGCTGTAATCTTCATCGCGGCTGTAACCGTTTTCTTCCAACATTGTAATTTTGTCGATGTTTTTAATGGTGTCGGTCAGCTTGTGAACAGTTTCCAAGTCGCCAGCAGACATTTCGCCTTTTTTGCCGATTTCGTCCAGCTCTGCGCACAGCATGTCCTTCAAATCGTACATAACTTTCATACTCATAATAGCGCTCCTTTCAGCTCACTCTCTCAACCATAAAGTTTGCGTTCGCAAACAAGACGGTTTGTGTGCTTGTGTTTTCGGCGGCAACGGTAAGGCAGCAGCCGCGCGGAACTTCAACAAAAGCCGTGACGTAAATATTAAAATAGTTTTCTACTGCTGCCGGTGTCACGATTGCACTTGCACTGTTCAGCGGTTCTCCGTTGATGGAAAGTGCAGCCGTAATAGCTTCCACTGTGCCGCCGGTAGGGATAGCAACGTTTGCACCAAATCCCACTTTAAAGCGAGCTTTGCACTGGTTCGTAATGCCGCGCAGCGTAACAATACCGGCGCCCTCTCTGTGTACGACACAGCCCTTACCCGCTACTGCCGTTTCCGTCAGTGGCACGTTCTGGCCTGCTGCCACGCTTACGGTATTGGCGTTTGTAAATTCAGCCATAAAATCATTCCTTTCAAAAAAATAGTGGCGGGACGATTGCCCCGCCACATTTTGCATCATCGGCACGGGGCCGAACATGTCGGCTGTTCCGACAAGTTGCCGTATTCGGTTTTAGCAGCCGCAGCCGTTGCAGCCGTTATAAGTGCCAGCTGCCCAGGGGTTGCAAGACTGGTAGGCGGGCACCGGCAATGGGCGCAGCTGGTTCAGCAGATAGCTGTTCTGCGCCGCCTGACTTGCGGCAAGCTGAGCAGCGAAAATCTGCTGGTTCTGCTCGGCAATCTTGGCGTCCTTAGCTTCGATGCGCTGTGCGGTCATCGCGTCCAAAATCGCTCTCGCATTGGCGTTCTGGTTGTCTATGATGTCGCGCGTGCCAGTGTTGATGCTCTGCCGGGTCTCGCATGCCTGCGTGGCCAGGTTGTAATTCACTCCCTGGATAGCTGCGCGGGTCTCGCAGCAGCAGTTGGCCTGCTGCATCTGCATGGCATTCAGCTGCTGCATAAACGCCGCCTGCTGATTTGCACGGCTGATTTCAGCCGACATAAAGCCTTGCTGCATAGCGTTCTGCACACCGTTTACAAGCTGCGCCTGCTGGTAGAAACCATTGCACAGGCCATCGTTCACACTGTCGATTTTTCGCTCAACGTTGGCGAAATCAGAGGTCAGCACATAGCCGTCAACCACCCCAGCGCCGTTGCCAGTACCAAAGCCGCCATTGCCACCCCAGTTACCGCCCCAGCCGCAAAATACGAACAAGAACAGAATAATAATCCACCACGCGCCGTCGCCTCCAAAACCCCAGCCGTTGCCGCTGTTGGTATTTGCGGGCTGAACAGGCATCGTCATTACAGTGCCGTCCGAAGAAAGACTCATGTTATTCTCCTTTCAAAAAATATCAAAGTTAATGTATGTTCACCGTGCGCACGGTCAAACCTATTTCAGAAATCCTTGAAACTGCTGCGCCATTGTCTGCAACTGGTTAAGCTGCTGCTGGCTCATCTTCCCGGACTGCATCAGTTTCTGCACCTCTTGTTTCGGGTCTCCCTGAAAATTCTGCCGAAATTGCTGAAACTGCTGCATCATCTGCTGAAACTGCCCCATCGGGCCGGGCAGCTTACCGCCGCCCAAAGCATTAAACAGTGGATTTGGCATTGTTATCACCCTTTCCCGGCTTATCTGCCGTCAGCGCGTCAAAGCGGGCGCGTAGAGCGTCAAACTCTGCTCGCGTGACAAACTTATCGTCTACTGTTTCGGGCTTCTGCGGGGCTTGTTTGCCGCGCTCTGTGTAGTCAAATATTCGTAGTGGTTGCGGCATCCCGCTGGCATCCGTCGACTTGATGTAGAACACGCTGCTTTCGCTGTCCATTAGCAGTACGCTGTTTCCAGCGGCCACCATATATGCTTTCGCGCCTTCCTCGCCCTGTACCCAGATAATGGGCGCAGGCTGCTGCGGTTGCTGATAGCTTTGCCGCAGCTGCGCCAGCTGGTCAGGCATTGCAGTGGGCTGCCCCATCGGGTAATATCCCGGCGCAAATCCGGGCTGATACGGTACGCCAAACGCCATAGTCAATCATCCTTTCTGCCAGTAGTACAGCGGCACTTCATCTCCGCTGTCCCATGTATCCAGCCAATCCCCATTTTGCACGCACACAACATGCGTAGCCATTGCCAAAATGTACGTGCCGTCCGGGTGGTCTTTTGCAAACTGCGCCACTGTGTAACAATCCGGGCAGCTGTTTGGCAATGTGTAGCGATTCCACCCACATCGGCGCAGGTAGATGCCCCAAACATAGTTTGCAGATGGCATATCATGCAGTTCAAATCCTGCCAACACAAGCGCCGCATATACAGTCGCCCACTCTTGATGCGTTGCGGCTGCAATGGCTCTGACTGTACAATCTCCAACGCGCTTTTGTTCCGGGTTTAGGTTGATTTGCTTGTATGCCATCTGCACCGCTCCTTTTTCCTTAATTGTACAAAAAAATACGGCACAACGTAGGCCAGTAAAGTGCCAACATTGTGCCGTATTTGGGACAAAAGAAAAAAGGGCGCGGCCGCAAAAGCAGCCGTGCCCTTTAAATCAGCCTATTTTGTTTTTGATGCTGTGTACGCGCCGTTTTACCGTGCGCTCGCTGCAATTCAGTTCTGCCGCAATATCAGCATTGCGCCAGCCGCGCCGCCGAAGCTGCAAAACATCCGTTTCTTCATCGGTCAGCAAACCGCCGACAAAATCAAACTTTGGCATGATTACTCATCCTTCTTGTTCCTGCTTTCGGTCTGTGTGCCAAAATAAAAGGCCACGACCATTGTCACAATGGTCATGACCGTGTCAGGCTGTAATTTGCTTTGCAATGCCAGCACCGCAAAAACCGCAACCACCACCAGCGTTACAATGGTTTTCACCTTAATAAGCGCTGCCAGATTTTTCAAAAAATCGCCCATAGATATACACCTTCTTTCAGCCGATCAGATGCTTTTGCAAGTCTTTCTTTGCTTTCTGCATCTGGTCAATGTTGTTTCCGTCAAGGTTGTGGTCAAGCAGGGCAAGCAGAGCCTGCATGGTCACGCGCTGCCCCTCGTCCATGCGGTCAAGCCGCAATTTGTCGTTTTTCAAAAAGCCATCCATAGCGTTCACCCGCGCTTCTAACTGGGTAATGCGTTTGTCCTGGTCGGTTTTTGGCTTTTTTACTGCGGTAATTACTTTGCTGATAGCCACGCCCCCGGCATACAGTCCGGCGGCAGCACCCGCCGCGTAAATCAAAAACGCCCAGGCATCCGAAATCGTAAACGAAAATACGTGCTGCATAGGCATCACACCTCCACCCATTCAGATTTGTACAATCCAGCATCCGTCAGGCCGCGCTGCTGGCACACAGCAAATACCGCATCCGCATCGCCCTGCGATACCGGCCCGATGGTAATTACTTGTAGCTTGCTTGCAGGCTTGTCCACTGCAGGCAGGGTCTTAACCAAATGGTTAAGGTCAACCACGCCGGTGATGCCTGCGACGCTGCCCTGCCCGTATTGGTGGATGTATCGCGGCAGCGTCTTGTCGTAGTTTGTGCGCGTATCGGCCAGCCAGCCGATATAATCCTCGCACAGATAAGCGTAGTCGATATTCGTGCTCGCGAACGATGTGAATGTGTAAATGCCTGCCGTAAATCCGTGCGCTTTGGCCTTCTCGCAAAATGCCATTGCGATTGCCGTGCGCTGGTCTTTCGTCAGGTTGTCGGCGCGACCATCGTGTGTCTCGTGGCTCCACTCGGTATCAAAAAACAGCGGGTAGCCGGTCGGTGCAAGACTGGCGCAGAAGTCTGCTTCCTCGCGGGCTTCGTCCACAGTGATGGCCTGTGAGAAGAAGTAAAAGCCGAACAGCTTTGCGCTCGCTTTCGACCCTGCAAGGTTGGCATCGTACTGCTCGTCCTTCATCAGCTTTCCGCTGCCGTAGCCGCGATACCCGATGCGAACAATGGCGCGGTAGGGAACACTCGCCCAGTCGATAGCGCCCTGGTGGTGGGATACATCAATCAGCACTTCCTCACCGCTTGTCTGTGCAGGTTGGTCGCCGTAGGTTCCTACCTCATTTGGGCAGCCCGCATACGCCGTCGGGTCAAGTCCCTTGCCGGTGGCAGTGGCACGCACCTCGAAATGGCAGTGCTTGTAGGGCGGGTCTGCCAACGCGGCATTGCCGGTGTTGCCCATAACGGCCAGTGCATCGCCACTCTTGACTTTCTGCCCTGCCTTGACCAACAGCTTGGCGCAGTGGCAGAAATACAGGTAGTTGACGGCATCCGGCGTCTGGTTTGTGTCCAGCTGGACACAGACGTAATATCCCCACTCCCATGTCGCATTGCTTTTGTCGGTCACAATCCGTGCCCGGGTCACCGTGCCGGAAATGCTCTTGCCCTTGTAGGTGGGCATGTAGATGGTCTCATCGTCCAGCGCTTCCAGATCAATGCCGCCGTGCCACGTCTTACCGCCGCCCCGCGTGTAACCAAATCGGGCGTAGTTGTACCGCACCCGAAACTGTCCTTTAAAAATTCCTGTCAAGGTATCACCTCATCATTATTCATCACCAGCCGCTCATACTCACTCAAGCTCCACCATGAGCTTGTCATCATAAACTTTCATGTGGTTCACCTGCCTCTGTTACATTGCCGTCCTGCATTGTTTCAGCGTCCAGAGCGTCGTAGTACGCCTGTGCCAGAGCCTCCACTTCTGCGATGTCGTCCTCCGTCAGCAGGCCACTGTCCAGATGGGTGTACGCCTTGTCCAACCAGTATGCCACGTCACGTCCTGCGGCGATTTCCCGCTTGATGCTGCGCAAGGTCAGGTCGTGCCGCGCTTTACTTTTGATAGCCATAATGTATATCTCCTTTAAGTGGTAGTCATGGACGCAATGGCGTCCTCAAGATTTTTTACGACAAGATTCACATCCCGTTGGTAGTCCAGCTTGATGCCTGCGCCGTCGCTCGCTTGCACCACGGTGTCGGGCGCGTAGGCAGTCAGCGCTTTGTAGGCGGCAATTTCAGCAGGGGTGAGCGGGGTTTCAACGGGGGTGGCAAGGATTGCGTTTTGTTCGGCAAGCGTTTTTGTGTTGTCAAAAGCTAACTTATCAACCCTCTGCACCTTCACCCCTCTCTCCAAGTCCACCTCGTCGCACACCCATTGCTGGCCGTTTTGGTCAGTGTAGTTGCCACCAGAGGTGACAGGGATGCCGGGTAAGCCGTTGGGTGTGGGCAGGGTGAGGAGCTGTTCACGGTAGGGTTCGTATACGGTGGCTTTTGTTCCAATTTCTAGCTGGATTTTTGCGGCATTTAATTTAGTTAGAATTGTCGGCAAATAATCATTAGCTATATATATAACATACCATCCACTTTGCAACTTTGCTGTATATGTACCACCTTTTTCCGATACGAGTTGTGCTTTCTGTGTATATGTTTGTGTTTTTATATCAAAATCTCCAACAAAGCAGTTCGTGCCTATATCGGCATTTCCAGATGCAGTAACACTGCTCTGCGCCGGAACGTAAAATACATACCCATATCTCACGCCACCAGTTGGCTTATTGATCTTTGATATATTGGCATTCGTAATCACTGGAAACAAATTCTTTCCCGTCACCTTCACCGCCACGCTCCCGCCATCTCCTGCACTCGCAATCGGAACAGGCGCATCAAGAGTCGGCGTTCCATCCTGCGTACTCTTGCCGTACACGGTCAGGCCGCACAGTGGGGCGGAATATGCGTCATTGCAGCTTACCGGGTTGCCTGTCTCACTGCCAACAAGCACATTCTGGCGCTTCTTCAACGCAGCAGTATCTTCCTTTAGCTGACTAACCGCCTCCTTGTTCTCGGAAATTTGTGTCATAGAATCCTTGATGCTGTTGGCAGTATTGTTGGCATCATCCGCCGACTTTTTAGCCGCCGCCGCGCTATCAGCAGCGCTGTTCTCGGATTTCGCTGCTGCTGTAGCTTTTTCTGCCGCAGCATCGGCATAGCCACTTGCGGCATTTTTTGCTGCGTCAGCATCTCGCAGGGCGTTTTCCGAGCCAGTTTTTGCTTCAAGCGCCTTTTTTGCTGCGCCCTCTGCTCTCTGCTTGGCAGTTTCAGCCGCCTTTGCACTCTGTGCGGCCTCGCCAGCACTGGTGCTGGAAGCCTTAGCGGCATTGCCGGCCACGCCAGCAGCTTGTCTAGCGACACCCGCTGCATCAGCGGCTGTCTGAGCAGCATTTTCGGCGCTGCCCTGTGCGGTCTGAGCTGCTTTGGCGCTTTCGTTGGCCGCGTTGGCAGATGATTCAGACGCCTCTGCCTTGACCGCCGCGCTCTCACTGGATGCTGCCGCATCCTCAGCGCTCTTCTTGGCGGCCGCTGCACTGGCAGCCGCACCGCCCGCTCCCTCGCCCGCCTTTTTGGCCGCATCCTCAGCGGCTTGTCTGGCGTTCTCGGCGAATACCTGCGCTGCCGTAGCGATACTTACAGCATGATTGGAGTTTTCCAAAATCTGCTGCACAACATCCGGCGTCGGCGTGCCGGGGTTGTCTCCCTCGATGTCAGAGTGCGGCTTGATATTGTATCCCATGTCCACAGTAATGCGCTGCACGTTTTCCGCAAGCCCAACAAAAACAATTCTGCCGTTGCCTGCCTGCTTCGCCGTAGCTTCCGGCGGTACGGCAAGCATACCGTCTGCCCCAACAACAACCTTTGTCGCAGTCCCGTCCGGCGCGTGGAATACGGCCAGAATGTCCAGCCCCGCCCATTCATCATCTGCCGTCACGTGGATTTTCTCAATGCCGTAGCTGTCAAAAGTTCCAAGCTGCAGAGAGCCAGGCTTTACGTTGTACCCCTGCAGCACTACTTCATGCGTCATGCTCCCTCCATCTCTGCCCTTACGGCCTCACGCCATTTCTCTGGCACTTTGTCCAGCGTAATCAGCCCGCGCTTGATGCAGCAGATATAAAACTGTACCATATCATTCACCTCCGGCCAGCATCTGGGCCAGCTCCAAAATGGCCGCCGCGTTGGCGTCCACCTGTTCCTGCAGCGTGGGTTTTTCCCGCTCGGCCAGTTCCTCTGCCGTGTAAGCGTGGTAGAACTGGCAGTCCTCGTACACATCGTAGCCGGAGATGATGTGTTCAAGGCCTTTGGGGTCGTCCTCGGTGACAGTGCCCTGCATCACTTCCCGGCTCTCCGGCACATGCTCGGAAACCCGCCTGGCGGTGTAGAGATAACCAGCGGCCAGGTCGGGAGAGGTCAGTTCCTCGTTGGTGATTTCATCGTAGATTTTCATGGGATACCTCCGCATTAAACGCCATACACAAAAAAGGCAAGGAAAACGTAACCTGGGCATTTGATTTTGATTGTAGTATCACCTTTTTTGCAATTTTCGATTTTCCACGCAACCAAATTCGGAGCATTATCAATATACTTGTTGAAATACGAACTATACACAGATACCTTGTCTAGGAAGGCCCTGCTGACTTCTCCGCTTGTGGCCGTTACATCAGCTCTACTATGGCTTGTATCAGCAATACCAGCAAACACCAGATAGGTTGTATGGCCTTTGCAGGTAATGCTTTTGTTCATATCACCCGTATTGCCGTCTTGCGTGAGAGCGCCAATATATTCTAAGTTGGTTTTGCTACTTCCCGGAATCCTCGGTGCTACTCCCATCAGCAGCCCCCCCGCGCAGCACATGCCGCAGATTTCTTACAATGTTTCATGCTAAACCTCCATCAGCTTTGAATGACCCACCGCGCCCGGATTTCGGCGGTAGGCTTTTCTTTTACCTTAACCAGCACCGAATTGTACGCTGTGACCGTCAAGCCGTCGTTGATGATGTCCTGCACTTCATTCAGCGCATCATCGGTAGCGGGCACCCCGGTCTTGTCGTAGCCGATGCCGGACAAAAACTCGCTGGCAGCCATCACCACCGGCGCATGACTGTTCGCGCAGGTCAGCGTAGCCGTCTGCTGGTACAGCAGGCCTTTTGCCTGGTCGGCGCTGCTGCAAGCCGTCCACCCGTTCAGCGTAAGCCTGGCGTAGTAGATGTTGGAGACCTTGTCGATTGCCTTGAAAATATCGGTCTGCCGTCCTTGCGGGTCATAGGTCGCTCGCATCATCGTAGCCGTTCCCGCATGCAGTTGCTCCAGCTCGGTTTTAATTTGGGCCAGAAAAGCGGCGAATTGTTCTTGCATCATCTTGGTATCAACGCTTACCCAGTCAGTTACAAGCCCGCATACTGTGCTGTCAAGTCGTTCATCGGTAATATTGGCCGACGTGATTTTGCTTGCTGCCGCAGGAATTGCAATCTGTGCAAGCGAAATCTGCCGCAACAGACTATTGTTTGTCAGTGCCGGTGCAACAGGTGTAGAAGCCGCCGTACCTTTCAGCACTTCAATGCGCGGTTTTGCTGCATAGTCTACTGTGTCCCAACTCACAACAACACGGTCAATACGCGGTGATACAGCATTCGCCAGCGGGATTGTCAGCTGTAACTCGCTGCCGGTCTGTTCTTTTGTATCATTCCAAAAAACCGTACCGTCTGCTTTGTCGTTCGCAAGCCAACCAACACCATCCGATACTCTTACCGTCATATTGCCGTTTGCAGTAACACTTAAATTGCCATCCGCGCCAAAAACGCCGCTTGTACGCCCGTGCAGCCACTTCATGACATTTTGTGCCCCGATGTATTCGTCAACATTATTCGGGAAATTTTTAATTTCTGCCACTGTCTCACCTCAACACTGTTAAAATCGGGTCGCCAATAACCAGCTTAACGCTCGACCCGTTTGCATCCTGTGAATACTTTGCCGCCGTTATTCTTGCCTTGTACTTTACACCCAGCCGCAAAGAAACGCACCAAACCAAATCTCCGACATTATATGCCGTGCCCAGTTCATCGCCGTCCGCGTCAATGTCAAATCCGTTTCGGTTCAAATGGCTACCTAGCTGCAACGCTGCATACTGCTTAACGCGCGTCTGAAACGCAGCGTTTGTCTCGCCATCCTGCTGTGCGTCTCCGCTGAACCGCGCCCACAGTTCGCGCCGTTCCGCATTGCTGGCCGTGCCAGCCTGCACCACAAACTTTGTACCGTCTTTGTACTGCGCTTCACAGTAGCACACATTTTTGTATTCAGAAATATCCTTGTCAACTACCAGCCCGGGCGCCGTTCCGCGTTCCTGCACAAACAGGACCGCGTTTAATCCCTCTGTACGGTCAACGCCCTTATACAATTCAAACGTTTCCGTTTTGGCTCTGTAGTCCAAAACCATCCGGTTCCCAATCTCGGCATCTGTCAAAATCGGCTGTATGCAGTTTAACAGTTCATCCCCGTACACCTCTGTTGCTTTCACGGTTTCTGTCAAGCCTTTTTTCTTTGCCAGCAGTACAGGCAGCCCGCGCAGGTTGGCAGTAATAACGCTGTATACATCTGTTTCCACGTTGGCAATGCTGGCAGTTGCCGCAATAACACGCCGGTTCAGTTTGTTGTTCAGGCTGTAACCGTTCAACGTGATTTCGCTGTTGTCGCAATCAAACTGTATTTCTTCCACAGTATACGCAAGTTTTCGCTCTACAATGTACAAAACAGCATCCAGCTCCACTATCCCGATGTTGTACTCATCCATCGGCAAAACTACCGTAAATTTTCCCACATCGTTATAGTAGTCGCTAAATTCGCTGCTGATTGCGTGCGTGATTTCGTGTCGGTTACTAAGGTCATGGGAGAACAGCTCTAATCTCATATTACCGTTACACCCGCGCTTTCTTCCGCAAACGAAACACTCATTTCAACGTTTTCAAGCCCACTGTCAGCAGTAGGTTTCCACGCATTATCGCCCGTATGGATTCTGTACAGTGTACTTTCAAGCGTAAGTGCACCCCGGCAGTCACCGTCCTTAGAGCTTGTGACCGTTGTTTTCCCGTGCGATGTCTTGATAACGACACGCTCATCTTCCACAAGCGTTTTTTCCAGCCGCAGCACTTCACCTGTCAGCATGTTTTCAATGCCTACGTTTGTTGCAGTCTCGCCAACGCAATTGATTTCCAGCGTAAACGGCACATCAAACTGCCCGAAATTCTGCAAAACAATGTATTTCAGCACAATGACTTTGCCGAAATAATACGTTTTGCTTATATTCCATGGAAATTTAAAACCTTTTTGCACGCCGCGCAGCTGCATTGCCTTTCGCTCGCCACTTTCCCAATACGGGTAGGGGGCAAGCAAGCCAAGCTGAAACGGCGCACCGCGTTTTGATGCGCCAATGGCAGGCGATGCCGTTACAATAACATCTATATGCCAGTCTCCGGCATATAACACCCCGGTCAGGTCAGGCCGTACAACGGTCATAAGCGCGTCTTTCAGCGATTGCGCGTCCTTGCCTATAACTCTGCCATTGATGGTAATAGGCCGCGTCTGAATGGCCTTAGATTGCACCGTAGCGCCTACCTGACCAATGCCCTGCGCCGTGTTGGCAGTGACCGAAATTGTATCAATGCCATCCGGCTTACTGATAAGATAACCGTGATTATAGTCAAACGCGATAGACTGCCCCAGCGAGTTGACGTATTTAAAAGTCTTGCTTAAAAAACTCATATCGCCCACCTCGCCCGCTGGAAATACGCTGCTGTACTTGCTGCCAGTTCAACCGGCGTCTGCTTTGCCGCGTAAATATTTTGCGTCAGGGTAAAGCCGTTGCTGCTGCCCTTACCGCGTCTGTAGTTGTCCGCTTCATCAGCTGTCAGAACCATCTCACCGCGATGCAGATTTGCAACGTAGTTGTTATAGGGGACATAATCCATGCCGCCTGCGTGGCTGCCGTCAGACCCCGTGTTGTTTTTCACATCACTTGCATTGATGACAAAAATGCTCTTGATGCCATCCCACAAGCCCTGCACAAAGCTGACAAGGCCACCCCAAACAGCCGCAATGCCACCCTTGATGCCCTCCACAACGTTCTGGCCGACCGTAGAGAAAAAGTCAAACGCACCTTCAAAGATGCCCTGAATCGACTCCCACGCGCTTTGAAAGTCACCAGACAACACAGCGTCAATCGTAGAGAACACGCCGGTAATCAAATTAAACACAGTCTGGAAAAAGCTTACCGCAACATTCCAGATGCTTTGAATGATGATCCACGCGCCCTGGAAGAAGCCGCTGATAATCGGTGCAAACGGCGCAAAGATAACCACAATTGCCTGAAAGATAGCCTGAAAGAATGCGCTTGCCCATGCCCATACAGTCTGTACAAGGCTCCATGCAGCGCTGAACGCTTCACCGATGCTCTGTATGACTGGGGTCAAATCTGTAATGACCTGTGTAACGACCTGCCCAATAACCTGCATAGCCGCTTCAACATAAGGCTGTACAAATGCCACGACTTCCTGAATCTTGGCAGAAATTGCATCCCATGCTGCATTGGCATTGTTTTTAAAACTATCAATAATGTTAGCAATATTTTCTATTGCCGTTTTTACAATATTGAAAATATCCAACAAAAAAGAGAAGTCAGAACTTTCAATTGCGCTTGTCAGCCCGGAAATAATTGCATCGCCAAAAAAAGAAAACACATCAGCAACAATGGGCTGCAATTCGCTTGCTACGCTGCTTAACCCGCCGAAAAGTGTCTGCAAGCCCTCTTCAATAGTCGGTTCAAGCTCCATAATCACACCGCTCACATAAGGCGCAAGCTGTGTGACCAGTTCGCTCAAACCATCAATCAAAGTAGGCACAATTTCTTTGATGCGCGGTATAATGTTGTTTCCGGCAGTAATAACACTGTCAACAAGGTTGTCCACCAAAGTTTGAAAGTCTTGTTCCGGGTCTGCAATTCCAGTCAAAAGATTTTCCCAAGCGCTCTTCATCGACGCTGTACTGCCTTGAATTGTAGTTGCAGCTTCCTTGCTAGTTGTTCCCATGATGCCCATGTTGGCCTGCACGACATGAATCGCTTGTACAATGTTCGCATAGGACATACTGGTTGAATCGACCGTTACGCCAAGCTCTTTCTGCGTGTCTTTCATGGCAGCAGCTTCTTTGATAAGCCGCTTCATCTCAGCCTGCGTACCGCCGTAGCCCAGCTTTAGGTTGTCAAGCATTGTGTAGTTCTGCTTCGCAAAGCCGTTGTATGCGTCTTGGATGGACGAAATATTCGTACCCATCTTGTTCGCATTATCGGACATATCCGAAATTGCAGTATTGGCCATTTCAGCGGCTTTTTCTGTGTTACCGCCCAAACTTGTAACCAGAGCCGCCGCAAACGATGTGGATGTTTCCATGTAGTCATTTGCTGAAAGACCAACATTCTTGTATGCGTCTTTTGCGTAGTTCTCTATGATTTCCGCGCTATCTTTGTACAGCGTTTCTACGCCGCCTACAAGCTGCTCGTAGTCCGCATAGCTATCTAACGATGCCTTGCCAATTGACATGGCCATGTTTGCAGCGGTTTTCCCGATTTCCGTAATTCCGTTGGCTACAGTCCGCAAACCGTCCGAAACGACATTTCCAAGCAGCGTACCGCTAAACACGTCCATCAAAGACGATGCGCCGCCTTTTGCCTTCTCGACGCCTTTTTCATATTCGTCTGTGTTCAGACTTAATTTTGCATATAAGTTAAAAACGTCCAATCTATCACTCCCTTCTTGAATTTTTGCTTTATTTGCTGTATTCTAAGCAATAGGAGGTGTTTTTTATGGCAAAAGCAAAGAATGCGGTAATCGCCGGTGATTTTATGGGCAAAAAAGTGTCTGTTTCATTTGGCAAAGTCTCTATGGACGTTGGTGGGCTATCAGCACTTGAACTAAACAGCCGTACTGTTGCCGGTTACTCTGTGGTAGATGAAACTCACAAAACATCTATGGCTTCCGGCGTTATGCGCGGCATGGTCGGCGGTACTTTGTTTGGTGGTGCTGGCATGGTTGCCGGTGCAATGACTGCCAAGCAAAAAGGCGTTTATCAGGTTGTTATACAGCTTATAGATGACCCGCAATGGCGTTACAGCGGCAAGCGCTTCCTGTTGGAAGTTGACGAGCCAACCTATAAAGCCATTATCAAAAATTGTTTCTAAGTTTAGCCGCCCTCTGTTTGGGCGGCTTTTTTCTCTGCTTCTTTCAACCCATGCCGCGCCGCAAAGTCTTTGAAATCAGCCTGCACCTGTTCTGGTGTCCGCGTATCCACTTTCGGCGGGCGGATAATGTCAATATATCTCGCTGGCCTGTCTGTTACGCCTGTTACGGATACCACAAGGCTCCACGCACTGTCTGTCATGTACACCTTGTACAGCTGCTCTTCAAAATCAGCTTTTAAAGCGTAAGGCAGCGCCGACACAAGCGCCTTTGCGCTCAGTTTCGGCATTTTCAGCAGTACAGGGATTACTTGTTCTGCCCGCCACCGAGATACGATTTGAAAAAATCGACAAAACCCTTATCGTTTACCAGGACGTAAACTTGCTTGCAGGTGACAAGGAAATTCTGTTTGCCGATTTCTTCCACCGTCAGGCCGTTGAACGGTGCAAGGATTGCGTATACATCCTCGCGGTGCTGCTTTAACGCAATGTTCAGCAGCTTAACGATTTTCGCGAGGCCGAAACGTTGCATTGCAATGCGGGTCGTTTCGCCCTTCGGCATCACTTTCTGCATCTCTTTCACAAGTGCTTCATCATCAATCAGGTTTGTGATGGGCTGCGCGATTTGCAAAACGACTTCCAGCGCTTCATCGGTGCTAAGTTCAGAAAAAATCCGCATTAGGCTTCATCCTCTCCTGCTTTGATATACACCTCGCACGGCACAGTGTCCTGCGCGGTAATGGAGTAGTGCGCCGTGTATTCAAAGCTCATCTGGCCTTTTTCCTTGTCGCCGGTCTGCAAGCTGAAACCGCCGGTAGACAGCGTATTCAGCATGTGGATGGCACAGAAACCGCCATTCGTAGTGCCGTGCTTGTCGGAATAATCACACAGCAGCCACAAATCGGTAAAGTCGCTGTCTTTCAGGTCGTTGCGCGGCGTGATTTTGGAAACCTTGGAAGTAGTCGTAACATCCGCAGCGCCAAGCATGCTCTTGGCATTCTCTGCCGATGCCGAAACATAAGTGCCGCTGCACTTGACTTCCCACGATTCAATCTGCTTCAGCTCTTTCATGTTCTTGGGGCAGTTGTCGATATCCTCGCCGAAGTCGGTAAAGCTCGGCACAGCCGTAAAGTTGATGCCGCCGGTCGTAGCGCCCAGCAGCGCACTTTCTTCCGGCGCAGTACCGGCAGCCGGGTCAAACGTAGTTGCAAGATAGCCCGCGTTCAAGACCAGTTCTTTAAACGCAGATTCGGGAATACGAGTAAATTTCATGCTTTCACCTCAATTTAGGCATAAAAATTCGGCGGTAACGTTGATGTACCGCCGTTTTAGGTTTTTGTCTGTGTCATCTGCCAGCGCCTGGCAGAATGGGGAGCCGCGTTTTAACCAAATCAAGCCGCCATCTACCGGCAGCGTCACGCCGCCAATGCCCAGCGCCTCCGAAAGCTCAAGCGCCTTTGCATTGGGCACCGCTTCGCTCGTGGTATGGAACCACATGTTGACCGTCAGCGATACCGCCCCGCCGCCCCATGCGTCAAACACAGCATCATAGGTCAGGTAGGGGAGTACAGCGTCATCCGGCACGGCGTTGCTGGCGTATGCGGTCATAAACCGACCAAAAAACTGCTGTAATGCAGCGCCCTTTGTCATGTCGGCAATCCCTCCTGCAATCGTTCAGCCGTAAAACTCTTTAGGTTTTGCAGCATTGGAGAAGCGCTTGCCGGGGCTTGCTTTTCTTCCGGGCGGCTCGTGACCCGGAAATATGCCCCGGTAGTCACGTCCTTATAAATGCTGCCGTACTCGATTGGCACATCTTTCCGTACAATGCCGTTATACACGCTGGTCACACCCTGCGCTTCGGCCTGCCGTGCTTCAAGGCTGCTGTCAAATGCGACGTAATTTGAAAACTCTGCGCCCTCGCGCCACTCGGTAGAATAGCCGCCCTCGCCGTCAGGCTTTGTCAGTTTGTCCATAATGATGCAGCTGCGCGAAAAATCATCTAAAAGGCTCATAGCTTTCTCCATTTGTTTAGCCGGGACGCAAACACGCCCTGCCAGCCCGTCACAGAGCCGCCAGAATTGCCGTTCGCGCTCGATTTGGTGTAACTATATCCCGCAAAGCTCTCACTTTGAAATGGGCTGTTTGCGGCGTTTTCGTACTGGTCGCGCCAGCTTTTAATTTCTTCGGAAAGCTTTATAAATGCAGGCGGAACACTTAAAGCCCAGATAGCTCCCTCAAATGTTTCGTCCTGCAGATAAAAGTTGCCATACTCGTAAACGCCGTCGTTAAAAACGCTGCCAACGATGCGGAAATATTGCCCATAAACAAGAAAAGGCAGCGCAATGCTGCCGTCCTTGACGGTAAAAGTGCCCAGATGTACGCCATTCGGCGCAACAAACCAGTTTCTACACTCTCGCATCAATTCTTCAAGCATTTCGCTGCCTCCTTATTACTTTTTGAACTTTGCCAGCACGACTTTGGCTTCGTTGGTCAGCGCCGCAACGTAAAACTCGTCAGCGGTGATCTCGGTGGAACGGTTACGCGGCTTGCGCTCGGTCTCTACGTTGATATTGCGCTTGCGGTAGATGGTCAGAGCGGGCACATCGTCCTCGGTCTCGCTGTCCTCGTTCAGCTTGACGATGGGGCAAGCATAGTAGGCGGTAGCAGCAGCTTTGACCTTGTCACCGACAACCAGTGCAACAGCGCAATGCGGCTGGATGGTCGCCAGATGCTTTTTGGTAGCGGTTTCGGCGGTAGTATCAGCGACAATCTCAATGGTGCCGGTGCTGTTGTCCTTCTCATACTCGATAGAAGGAACCTTGCGAGATGCGACAACGCGGGTATTGGCAATCTTGCCGATTTCGCCGGTGACAGCAACGCCAGCCTGATACTTGTCAGCGCTGATAAAATCAGCATCCTTGCGCAGGGTAGCCATCTGCTTTGGGTTGATGAACATGACCTTGTCGCTGTTGATCTCCTCGTTGAACACGTCGATAGCGTCCACAACGCCGCTGTATTTAATAGCGGCGGCAGTGCCGTCATACACCAGCGTAGCGCCCTGCAAGGCTTCCATGCAGTCATTGTCGATTTTAGCAGCGATAGCCAGCGCCAGCTGCGCATTAGCTTCGCCAACAGGGTTGCCGTAGCCGGACAGAACAGCTTCATCGGTCAGTCCGACGCCCTTCATGGCCTTCTTGATTTTGTACTTCTTGTCTTTGGTGCTCATCTTGTCGATGTCAACGTCAACGCCCTCTGCAACGTCTTCGGCGTCGCCAATGTAACCGTAAGACGGCACAGTAATTGTATCGCCGGGCACGCCAGCAAGGGTGTCATCCATTTTTGCAAAAGGTGCCACGCGGATTTTGTCAGGGATTTTAGCCGAAATCATATCGGCCATGACTTCCGGGTCGATCAGGTCTGCAAGCTTGGTCAAAATAGTATCTGCCATGTGTTAATCTCCTTTGCTGTTTGCAAGCTCGGAATACTGCTCCGGGCTTTCTTTCTTGAGTTTCAGTCGTTCGGCATAGCCCATCTTTTTAAAGGCTTCTGCCGTAATACAACTGCCGCCATTGTTGGAGGGCGGGTTCGGTGTGGTTGCGCCTTGGGTGCTGGTAGTTACAACAAATTCGCCGTAACCGTCTTTCAAGCTGGTTTCAAACTTTGCAGCGTCTTTCGCCGCGCCGTTTTCGTCCAGCTCCAAAGCATCCAGAAAACCATCTGCCTTTGCCATCTTGGCAACAGTGGCAATTCGCTTGTCGGCAATGCCGATTTTCTTTAGGGCGGTCTCCAATGCCTTTTCTTTGGCAGCGGTAGTCTTTTCGGCGGCCACGCTTGTTTTGTAATCCTCAAAAGCCTTGTGCTCGGATTCATACTTTTCCTTGTAACCGTCATCGCCCTTTCCTTTCAGGTCGTCCAGTTCCTTTTGAACGCCGGGAAGTTTTTCCGCATCGGCTTTATAGCGGTCAACGTCCGCTTTCAAACCGTTTACGGTGTCAGTGTGGGCTTCAATAATGGTGTCCTGCTGCTCTTCGGTCAGCCCCATACCTTTAAGCAGCTTGCGGGTAATTGCCATGTTGTTTTGCTCCTTTTCTTCGGTGCCGGTCCTTCGGCATTAGCATTTATTCAAAACGGCAGTTCTTCGCCGTTTTTGCGTATAAAAATAGCACCTGCCGCAAGTGCGGTAGATGCTAATAAAAAGAGCCGAGAGGCTTATTTGCCTTTCAGCTCTTGTTCGATAATTCTTGTGTACTGCGCGGCATGGTCTGCCACTGCGGGTTTGATGTACGGTTTGGCGCGTTGCCCATGAACAAGGTGATAATTTCCCTTATGGTCTTTATACGTCCACGCTGTATGCCTACCGCCTTCGCCTTCATAATAAATTCCAGTGCCGCACTCCACGTATACGCCGTATTCGCTATTTGTGCCGACATATGCAGCTTTTTCGCCGTCGCTGACCGTGTGGGTGATGCTGTTGCGTAGGTTGCCTGTGTCCACGGGGCATAGCTTTTTAGCGTACCCCTCTGCCACAAGCCCGCATTTTTCCAGCCCGCGTGCAAGGGCAGCTTCAAGGGCTGAAAGCACCTCGTCGCTGTGGTCGTCAAAGATGATTTTCATTTTTTAATCTTTCCAGCGTTCCGCGCAGCTCCTTCTTTCCAGCTTTCCCACTGCGCATAGGTCATATCTGATACAAGTATGCTCTTTCCCGTTTTCGGGTCGCGTGCGCGGCGTAGCTGGTTCGGGATTTTTGGCACATCGTCAAGCGCTGCAATTAGAGTACATCGGCAGTTATACACCAAATAGCCCGGTGCGCCTGCATCGCCGGGGAACATAATCTCATAGCCGTCCACTTTGAACGGCTTGTCATTGTCAACTGTCTGACCATCCAGCACCGCGTGCGCATGGCGTGTGCGGTTATCCAGCGTTGCCAGCCATTGCTTTTTCAGCTTTATGCCCATGTCTTGTGCGGCGCGGTAAGTATCTAGCCTTCCCGCGTTCTGCGCTGCTGTAACCGCCGTTCTAGCGGTTCGGATAGCGCTTGTGCGGTTCATATCCTGCATACGGCTTTGTAAATCGTTGGCGATTTTCGGTATGCTTTTGCCTTGCAGGATGGAGCTTGTCACGCTGGCGGTAATCTGTTGCTTGCCGTATTTCAGGTCAATTCCGCGCCGCAATGCCCGCTTTGGCGGGTAGTACGGCATCAAGTCTGGCTGTTCCACAATCAGACGTTTCACGGTCTGCTCATCCCACAACGTAAAATCTGCTTTATCTGAAACCTGCTCGATTTTGTACGCTGCATAATTCCTGTTCAGCGTGTAAATGCCTGGCGTGGCGTCATTGACGTATGCCACAGCCGTTGCATTGGCCTCTGTGTATCTCTCTGACACTTTATCGCGCAGGGCTTCAAAACGCTTTCCGCGCCCTATCTGCGCAAGCCGCCACTGCTTGTACTGCTGCTCTGTGATTTCGCCTGCATCGAGCTTTTCTTTCATGGCTGCATCACGCTTCTCGAATTGCTCAAAATAGGCTTTCACCGTGTCGGTCAATTCGTCAGCAGCTTCTTTGTACAGCTTTGCGATGCGCCGTTCCAGCTTGGAAAGCTCGGCGTCTGTCATTTTGTGAGCATAATCAGATTTCGCCATTGCCGTTTATTCCCTCTCCCGGCTGGTTCTGCGGTTCGTTAGGCTGCGGATTGTTAATCGTGCGGTCTAGCTCCTCTGCCGCCTTTCGGTTCAAAAGCTCTTTTACTTCTTCAGGCGTCAGCCATGGCAGGTGGTTAAGCACGGCTTCATCGTCAAGATACTCTGCCGCCGTCATAACCATCTGCGTCTCTTCCGTCTGGTTTGCAATGCGGTTCCACTTGAAAGACGGTTCATCTTCTACGCCAACGATTTTTAGCAGGTTTGCAATGAAGTCGCGGATGCAATACTCAAAATCGCCGCATTTATCGTCCTGCTGCTGGTATGACAGTCGAATTGCTGTTGCCGTCATGTTGCCAGATAGTGCCTTTGCAGGATTCATGAGCATTGAGTTCTCATACATATCATCTTTCAAATAGTCAAGAAGCATTTTGTTGGCATCAACGGGCACCGCAAGAGTGTTTGCCTGCGCATCTACCCCGCGATCAAGAACAACAGCGTGCAACTGCTTCATTCGATTGACAAAATTCACCAAATCAGCATCTTCCATGCCGCCGGTGCCTTTCAGCACCCAGTAAAAAGCGCTTGTTTCGTCAACGTTATTTGCCATACCCGACATGATAAAGTCATAGCAATCAATGCTTGGGCGGATACCAATTAGCTCCGATTCCTGCAAATCGTTGGCATACATGGGGATAATCGGAAAATTCGGATAATTCTCACCTATAACATCAACAATGCCGTCTGCTTCTGTTCGCTTGATTTGTAGCTTGTATGGCTGCTTTTCCTGCAAAACCATCATTTTCTCTTTATCGCGCTGGATGTACTCTGTCAAACCGTCTGGCTCGTACAGCGTCCAGCGCTTTGTTCCATCCTCAAAACTCCAATACCGCACACCTGCCCGCAGCGCTCGTGTATCCTGGTCATACAGCGGGGCAAATCCTGGGCTGTTTGGAGTATCTGCAAAGCTAAATACTTCCAGATGGTCATAATTCCAAAAGCCAAAAGCAACGCCGTCAACACAAGCCTTTTTTGCCAAATCTTGCAATCGGTTGTCAAACTGTGTCCCCAACTTATCTTTTGTATCGTTTTTCCCAAACGTCACGCCATTGGAAAGCACATATTGCACCTGCTGCAACACAAACTGCCGAAAAAATCCGTGTGTCAGCTTGTAATTACTCGACCACACATCTTTTACCGCTTCGCCAGTTGCCGTGCGCAGCATTTTTTGATAGTTCAGAATCGTGATGTTGCGTTTTGCGTAATATGCTTCTGCATCCCGTGCTACTCTGTATCTTTTGCAACCCTTGTGTTCTTGTACAAGCTCTTTCACAAATTCCTGGCGGGCGCTTTCATCGTTTTGAAGTTTTTCTAAATTTTGGTATACCTTCATACTCGCCCCTTTAAATTAGCCAATTTACTGTTTGTGTTGCAGGTTTTCTCCAAATTCCTGCCGTCTGAATAACGTACCGCAAAGCATCCATAGCATGATCATTTTCTTTGATAACTTTATCTTCCGGGGCGGTTTCGTCCCAGCGGTAAAGCCCAAATTCCTGTATCGTGCGCTTGCAACAGTCGTTTACTAGTAACTTTTTATCCGCAATACACTGTGCCACATGCTGGATTCCCTCAATAACGGTATTGTCAGCATCCCAAATTTTGAATTTATGTTCTTTTTCCACCAGAGCAATAAAAGAAGCAGCAGACGGGTCAACGATTAGTCGTTTAATCGTCAAATCTCCCGACAGTTGCTTTAAATCCACGTAATATTCAGCGTCAGTTTTTTGCTGATTCGTTTCTCTTCCGCTGTGGTAGAACTCTTTTACAACGTACCAAACGCCGTCACAATGCCCAACTAACAACATTGCAGTAGGGTTCAAAATGCCGTAATCCATACCGATATAGTAAGTGTCATATTTTCTCGGCACTGTTGGTACAACGTTATCAAACATCGGGTACACAAGACCCTCTGCAACGACCCACAAGCCGCGAATATAGCGGTCGTAAAACACACCGCTATACATATTTCTGTACCGTTCAAGCGTCTTTTGGCTCAGGCTTGGATTGTCCGTCATTGCAAACTGCAAATATAATGCATTTCTCTCTGCCCGGCGCATAATCCAATTTTTATAAAACCAATGTTGCGGGCTGCCTGGGTTACAACTAAACCATATTTTCGCCCCGTCAACGCTGCATCTTGCAAGTGCTTGGTTTACAAAAGATTCCGGCATCAAAGCCACTTCGTCTAGCAGCACGCCAGCCAATGTGCGACCCTGAATCAGCATAAAAGAGGATTCATCTTTGCCACCAAAAACCTCAAAATAGTTGCGTTTCCCGTTCCTGCTGACAGCTTCAAGTACTTTGTCGGCACGTCTCCATTTGAGCGTATACAGTTCTTTTGCAAGAGTCATGGAGATAAACGGAACAATGATATTTTTTTGTGCGCTGTCAACGGTTTTACCACAAATTCCAAACCGTTGATTGTCAAAACACTCCATTGCCCATTTTACAAACGCCCACGTTTCGATTGACGTTTTGCCAGAGCGAACAGCCCCATCACAAATTATTGCGTCATAATTGCTATATGGAAACGCAAGTATCTTTTTTTGCTTATTACTAATCGCCATCGCTCTTTAACGACCTCGCAAGCTCTCTTAGGCTGGCGCTCAGCCCATCATCTTGCACCGTACCTTCTGCGATTGTAGTTTCCACTTGATCTTTCTGGCCCAGATACTGTTTTCCGAGCCAAATTGCCATATTTGCGTTTTTTTCAGCAAGCCTCCATTGACTGCGGCGCAGCGATATTTTCCCTACACCGCGCTTTTGCTTAAAAACTTCCGAAAAATTCATCTTGTATGTTCTCTTGCACCACGATTCCAGCGTATCGGAACAAACACCAAACCAACCGCAAATTTCTTCAAGGGTGCATTGCAGACCGCACAGGCTTTCAAACTGCTTTTCGTCTATCCTTTTTTTCGGGCGTCCTTTTTTTGCCATAAACGCCCTCCTTTTTCTTTTGGCGTTGAATGAATTTCTGCATATCCCTTTTTAAGTACGGGCTGTCTGTCTTTGCGATTATTTTTCGCGCTTCTTTAATTGTAATTTAACAGCACCGCCCTATTCCCCGTCAGGGTTTCCCATCGCTTTACAATCACATCGCAGTATCTTGGGTCGAACTCCATTGCATACGCATCCCGACCGTTTTGCTCACACGCAATAACCGTCGTCCCACTGCCAGCAAACAAATCAAGCACGGCGTCACCGCCTTTAGTGTTGTTTTTGATTTGATAATCGAAAAGCGCCACAGGTTTCATTGTTGGGTGCTCTTTATTTTTTGTTGGACGGTCAAATTCCAGCACGGTTGTTTGCTTTCGGTCTGACGCCCACAAATGACCAGCGCCAGACTTCCAGCCGTAAAGGCAAGGCTCATGCTTCCATTGGTAGTCCTGCCTACCCATAACCATTGCATTCTTGACCCAGATAAGAACCTGCCTGACTTCCCATCCCGCCATCTGGCACGCCGATTCAAAGGCGTATGTCTTTAGAATGGCGTGCCAGATGTAAAATACAGCCCCCGGCTTCATCACAGAATCAGCAGACGAAAACGCAGACTGCAAAAACGCAATAAACTCATCGTCGCTTTTTGCATCGTTTTCGATTTTAAGCGCATCTTTTGTTTTTCCTGTGTAATCAACACCATAAGGCGGATCTGTGAGCAACATGTCTGCAAGACGCCCCCCCATAAGAGAGCTTACATTGTCGCTTTTTGTGCTGTCGCCGCACATAAGCCTGTGTCTGCCGAGCTGCCAAATGTCACCTTTTTTTGTTATTGGCTCGGATTCCTCATCCACCTCCGGCGCATCGTCTTCTACAACTTCTTCTGTCGCTTCTTCCGGGAGCCCCCAATCAAAATCAAACGCCGACAAATCTAGCTCCGGCAGTTCATCTTTCAGCAGGTCAAGGTCCCAATCACTCTCGTTGCTTTTGTTATCCACCAGCCGCAGGGCATTCACCTGCTCTGGTGTCAAATCATCCACACAAACGCACGGAACATCTTTGATTCCCAGCTTTTTTGCAGCCAATGCGCGGCAATGACCGATTACAATAACGTTGTTTTTGTCCACAACAACCGGCTGCACAAAACCATATTGCTTGATGCTTTCGGCAACATTTTTGATTTGCTTTTCATCGTGCTTTTTGGCGTTTTTTGAGTATGGGTGAATTTCTCCCAGCGATTTCATCACAACTTGCATAACTTCCTCCTTTATGCAACAAAAAAGCCCACACAATTTGTGTAGGCTTATATCCCCCAAAACCCCTTTGCGCCGGAGGAAAAGCGCGTTCCCGCCCTGTCGGTTTATGCTGTGCCGACCTCACCCGTTGCGGTGAGCAAATCCGCAACGCTTTTTTGATTCCCTGTATTTGTACCCCGCCCGGGCTTGCGGCATCCGGCGGCATATAAAATGCCCATCTTTCCGGGCTGCCATCTATGAGAATAGGAAAATTGAAACAATAAAGAAAAGAGGTTTTAGCTATGCCGTAGGCTGTCCCGGTCCTACATCATCCAGCATATCTATAATAGCAGATTAAAAGTGAACTGGAGTGCACAAATTTTCAATTGCAGCGCGGTGTAATTTTTTTGCCCATCGCTCGGAAATATTTAGATTTATAGCAATTTTCCACCAATACGGTGTGCCAACAATATACCGTTCCCGCAAAACGTCCCGTTGCATTTGGTCTTGAACAGAGTTTATTGCTGTTTCGATTTCTTCCCTTTGCATCTCAGTGTCAATAATCTGCTTGTATAGAGCTTCTTGACGCTCCATGATTCTGCAAACGGCATCCTCGATTTTATTTTTACCGCCAGCAGACACCACAACGGGGGATAATGCTTTAGTTGTCGCTGCTGCTCGTTCGCGTTCGCTCTGTATCTGCTGGCGCAGCTGTCGTTCATGATTCCTGCTGCGTTGGTATCTCCATAGCCACATTTTCTTTTGGTTGAATTCTTCTCGAGTCATTGTTTCTCCTTTCTTCCAGTTTCATGCAGCGCGGCAGCGTGCAAATATTGCCATTCTTCCACTCGCATGTCGCGCAAAGATGTTCGCGGGCGTATTCATCAATTAGTTGCTGTTTTGTCATGGGGGTCACCTCCGGGGCGTTCGGGGCGCGGCAGTCTGTCGTATGCGCTCACCATCCTTGCGCCGCATTCCGGGCAAAAATTATAAGCAGAGAAAGAAATTGCATTACAGGCTGAACATACAACATTTGCGCTCCCGCCGCTGTCGCTTATCCAATGCGCCGTAGGTCGCAGGGATTCGGGGTCGATGGTGGGGCAGTCGTCCGCAACACCTTTTACCGCTTTGCACAGCTCCTGCATTTTGAAACATCGGTTAATTTGGCGCTTTTCTGCTACCGCCATCGCTTTGTTCCACTCACCGTAAGCGTGTTCGGCAACCTCTACAATTTTGTCTGCATCAATCAGCCGCATTGTCTTTTCCCTTCCATTGGTTACATAGTTTTGTGTCAAATGTAAACTCAAAAGCATTTTGGCTTTTCCCATTTAAGCAAACGCGGTCAAAATCGTCACAATATTGGCAGTTTTTGAAAGACTTATTCACCGTCATTACCTCCGTGTGTATGCTCCATGCTGATATCTTCTTTCCGCTGTTGCGTTGCTTCGCGGCCAGCAGATACGCCCAGGGCGTAGAATACAACAAACATGGCGGCAAGTGCTGCACCGCCGATGATATTTGCTATGATGGTCATTTGGATACCTCCTCTACGTATGCCATACTCTGACGCAGATTGAGGGATTTCGGATTGAGAATGCAAGCCGGGGCGACAGCGCCGCCGATGTACGCACAGCAGTTGCACAACTTACCATCCGCGTGCACAATGAGAACGTAGCTCGCGTAGTCTGTGTTGGAACCCTTTTCACCGCAATACCACGGTGTGGCAGTCCAAATCCAGCTGTCGTAGTGTGGGATGTAGTCACGGTACTTACGGTACTCATCACTGGTTAAAATAAAAACATCGTCCATGACAGTAACCGTGTTATATGCTCTATCTCCGTTATCTGCAACAAGGTTAATTTTATGTAGGATAAGATTATCGGTGCCGAGAACTTTAACAAGACCCAAAACTTCTTTGTGAAGTAAACTCGTTCTGTAGTTATTCCAGTTTCCTTTCTCATCGGCGTACTGCTCGTCCAAGCAAAACTTTACATCTTTTGCCAACGGCTTTGCCATAATAGCCAGCACGCCGCCGTCAGGGTGGTTCGGGTCAAGGCAGACCCACTCAAAATTCTTGAACATGAAGTGTTCACCAGGTCGCAGGGTTGTGATGTTAGTCATTGTCGGTTACCTCCTCAAGCCAGTATTCACGGCGGCAGTCGTCGCAGAATATTCCGCCGCATTTCTTACCAGAAAGTCTTTTTTCAATAGCACAAGGGTAAATAATCAAAGCGCCATCCTTACCGATTTTGGCATCGGGGAATTTCTTCAAAAACTCGCTCTGGCGGGTTTTGACGGGGTAGTCCTTCGCCCATTGCTCAACTTTTAAAACTGTTTTCTCAATTTCCTCAATGTTTTCAACTGAAGTGTCGTCGAGCACAGCCATGCGCCTGACCATGCACATGCCATCTTTACAAACAGTGCATTCCTTGCACTGTCGATTTTTGCATAATCTGCTTGCCGTCTTGAAAAATTCAACTGCGTCCATAGTCTCTCTCCTTACCAATCAGCGTTTATAACTACAAAATCTCCGTTTTCTATGGCGCAATCGACCAGCCACGCAATGCTTGCCCAGTTGTATAGTTCGTGTACTTTGGCAAACGCAGCAAGCCGTTTCGCCTGTTCAGTGGTGAGCGTCATGTCTTTTCCGTAAAAATCGCGTTCTGGTTCTTTCTTACGGATTTCATAAGGCACATAATAGCCGATTCCTTCGAGATACTCTACCCAGGAATAGCCGCAAGAATCTACCTGGTAGCGGATTGTGTCTCCGATGGGCTTGCCGCAGTGCGGACATTTAGCCACATCGCATTGACTTACTGTAATATCGAGTCCCATTACAATCACTCCTTATCCAGTCCGCGCTGCACATACTGGCCGTAGGAGATGCCCAGCGCAGCGGCTTCTCTTACGCATTGTTCAATAGATTTGATGTGGGGTTTCAGTGCTGCCTTTTTATCCGGCTTTTTTGCCTGCATGGCAGAAATAACGCCTTGCTGCTGCGCTTTCTTTTTTTCGTAGTTCAGCTTTGCCTTTTGCCTTGCTTTTTCTTTTATGCAAGCATCGCAAAACCGCTTGCAGGGCTGCACGTCCCACATCATCTTGCCGCATTTCTCGCAGAATTTAGAGACTGTCATAGCGGCTCCTCCGTCTTTTTGGCATCAATGCCGATGCCCTGTAGTGTTACCTGTGCCCAAAGGTCTGCAAGCTGGTCGTTGCGGTACTCATTGTATTTGTCGGCAACCGGCCCTGTCATGTAATTCTGGATTTTAACCAACGTCCGGCGGGATAAACCTGCCTGATAACAGGCCAGCAAGCAAAGATATGTTGCTCTTGTGGCAATGTCGTTGCGCTCTTTCATTACCGCTTCATAGGCGCGGGATTGAATGTCCTTGATTTTTTCTTCTGCATATTCGTCAACGGCTTTCTGCAATGCCGGGGTAGGGTGTAATCTTGCTTTCACGTCTTTCAACTCTTTCCTGTTTTGTATAATCCGTATTTTCTGACATCGCGGCGGATCTTAATTCCGCGCTCTGCATCTGCCGCGTCCGCTGCGGCATCTGCAAGCCGCTGTGCGCGGATTTTCTCAAATATGGCCGCATACTCGCCATAGCGATTGCAAGCGCTGTGACAGTGCGCATGGCGGTCTGGGCAGTCTTTACAGGGGCAGGTCATCGTCCGACATCTCCTCAATAAAAATTTCGGTGCGGGGGTTTTCTTTGTCGTACATCACGCGGGAACCGTCTGTTGCTGCTACGATGTTGCTGTTGTCATCTTTCAAAATCCTGGCATCAACCAGAATATCCATGATGGCGCTTTCAAGGTTTGTTTTATCTACTCTGTGCCGTGTAGGCATGTAATACAAGCACTTGACATTGTAGCGTCCGTCCAGCGGATTTTTGGGCGCTGGTTTTAAATGCATCTTGGCAGTTCTTGCGTACTTCAAGTAGGCTGCGCTTGGCAGAACTTTTGCGTACTTGCCCTTATGGCATACCGGGCAGTGTGCACCAACGTATCCGATGCGGGGGCTGTTCTTTTTGGTGATGGGCTTGCCGTAGATTATGTATTTTTGTATCATACAAAGTCCTCCACGCTCATCTGCCCTGGCAGTACATCTTCTTCCATCCACCAGCGGAACACATCTTGCCCTGTACCGCCCTTCATCCAGTTTCCGTCCAGCTTTCCGCGCGCTCTGCGCTCATCAAGCATCCTGTCAAAGGCTTGTATGTAGAGCTTCTCGTAAGCAGGCCAGCGTCGGAACTCCGCATATCGTTTACTTTTCTTTGCGAGTGGGCATCCGATACACCCCACACGATCCAACCCACATTCATACAACGGGTTGACAGGCGCCTTTGTATCCTGTAAAAAGCTCCACACCTGATTGTCTGTCCAGTCCACAATGGGGTTTACTACGCGCTTTGCGGCCACCTTGCACCCTTCAAAGATTTCGCTCGGCTCCTGTTCTTCGCCTTTCAAAACGATTTTGTTTTTTTTGTTTCGGGTGAACGCTTCAAAAACGCCGCTGTCACGCTTTCTTCGGCTGCTTTCTGCCCACCGAACGCCAGTCGTGATAAATCGCCCGTTTCCGCCCTGTTCTTTAAGCACGGCGCAGCAGTACCGCACGATTCGTGTCGGCGGCATCAGCTTTTGAGGGATTAAACTCCACATGCTTGTGCGCTTGCCCTTATAAACGGGGTAGTTGATGGTGCATTTCACGCCCAGATTTTCAAGTCTGGCAAATTCCTGCCGTACAAACCGCACTGTCTCCGGCGCATCCGCTGTTGTATGGTTGTGCTGTACCTCAAATGGAATGCCCCCCCTCAGTGCAAGCTCTACGCATACGCTGCTGTCCTTGCCTCCGCTGGTCGTTACCACAAGCGGCGTGCCGTAATACTTCAGCGCCATGTCGCTTGCCGCTTTCAACCGCCCGATAGCTATCTTCTCCGGGTCGCCGCTTGTCGGCAGGGTCACAATGCCCCAATCTTCTTTGCTCACGGTACAATCTCCTTTACTTTCGCGTAGTACTTCTCGCTGTACCAGATGTCAGGCAGGCGGGGATTTTGGGTAAAACCCGCCTTTTTCAGTTCCTTTTCGGCAGCGCCGGTGGTGGTGTAGGTCTGGTGAGAATGGCGGATGTCACCGGTAGAGCGAGAGTAAGTTATGATTTCAATGCGTTTCATGGTCAGAACGGCAGGTCTCCCTCATCCTCGATGATGGCACAGTCTGTAACAAATTCTTCCTTCGTGCACTGTGAGGGGGCTGCGGGACGCTGTGTGGCGTTCTGCGTGGCTGGACTGGTACTTTCCTTACTGCCGCAGAAATTCACGTTCTGAGCCACGATTTCAACGGCTGTTCGGTTCTGACCGTTCTTGTCCTGATACTGGCGGGTCTGCAAACGGCCATCAATCACAATAAGCGACCCCTTCTGGAAATACTTGCAGATAAACTCTGCCGTCTTGTCCCATGCAACGATGTACAGCCAGTCGCACACGCTCTGCCCGTTAGCATCGCGGCGCCCTCTGTCGCAGGCAATAGTAAACGATGCCACACTCTTGCCCGTAGTGGTCTGCCGCATTTCAGGGTCGCGGGCGAGCCGACCCATCACGGCAACGTTATTCAGCATATTTTCACCTCGTAGTTAATCCCAGCCAGCATAGGCGCTGCGCCCTGCGGCTTTCGCTTTCTCGTACTTCTCGATTTGCCGTTGGCAGAAAGCGGCGTCAAGGATACCGCACTCGGCTAGGTCTGCGTACATTTTGGCATCCCACTTTGTCATCGGTGGGCGAATCTCATTGCACCAGGCAATCAGTTCAGCAGGAGAGGACGGTGGGAAGATTTGCCCGGCGCGAACTTTTCTGTCGATGGCCTCTTTTTGGAGTTTTACGGGCACATCCTGCAAAGCTTTCTCCCACACGGCGATCATGGAGCGCTTTTGTGCAGGTGTTTTTCCGTTGCCAAAGTTCGGCCATGCGGCGGCGATATAACCCATGATGTAGTGCAGGCCATCCTCGACGGGCTGCGCCTGCTGCGTAAGATCTGTGTTTGATACGGTCATTGCCCCGTAAGCCAATCGAAGTCCCTCCCATCTGCACGGCGCTGCGGCGCTGCCTGCTGTGCATCGCGTATCGGATAGAACGCCTGCCAGCCCTTGCGCACGACCTCTCGCATGTAGTCCTGCAAGCTCATGCTGCTTTGTGCTGCCATGCCAGCCAGCTTGTCGAGGTTTTGCCCGATAGCGCCCTTGGTTTCTGGCGCCCGCTGTTTCTTGCGGTTGTCGAGCCACTCAAAGAGCAGCTCTCGCAGCTCTGCGTCCTGCGTGTACTCCTCGATAGCTTTCTTTGCGGAGTATGCAGGCGCGCGCTTGCGCGTAGCCACGCTTTCAGCGTGGCATATATCTTGGGTATCGTTAGATACACAAGATATATTTTGTTTTTTGTTTTTTGTTTTTTGTTTACCTGCATTTGCTGGCAATTGATAGCAATTGCTATCAATTGCTTCTTCATTTGGCAATTGCTTGCGTTTCTTTCCGTTCTCGCTTAGCTTGACACATTTTTCGCTGTACCGTTCTTTTGCTGCATCTATATCTTCCGTGATAAAGTCAAATGCGGTTTCCTCACGTCCATTGAGTTGCGTCTTTTCTCCCGTCTCGTTATATACCATAAGAGCACGGAACAGCCGACCTAGCTCGCTATCTGATAGGTTGCGCGTTTTCTTTCTGTAGGAATTAAAGCAGCAGAAATACTCTAGTGCCATATTCAATTTTCCTTTTCTTGATGGCAGTGCATATAAACGTATTCTGAATTTGCTGCCATGTTTGAGTAAAGCCAATCGTCGGCTTTCTCTTTACTTAGATGCTCACGCATCACTCGCTTTTCATACACAAACTCGCCGTTAATTTTCTTCTCCGCGATGCGGTCTTGAATGTCCGCTTCTTCGTAATTGGCTTCCACGAGATAAAGGCTGTAACCCTTGGCCTTGATGCCGTTCAGATTGTTTGTGTCTGTGGCGTAAAATAGGCGATCTATAGGGTGCTGCTGTAGCTCAATATGCCAGCAGCAATTTTGCACATCGTGCTTTGTCTCCTGCGCCTTTATGCGGCATAGCCCTTTGTAGGTGTACCAGCGGTCTGTGCGTATAGCATCTATCTGGTTAGCCTTTACGCCCGCATCTACGAGAGGGGCGCATAGCCACGTGCAACACGCAAAACGCAGTGTCGGTCTCTCTCTGGCGAGCCTGCGCAGCGTGGCGGGGTTGAAGTGGTCGCCGTGGATGTGTGTGAGCAATACGAGCTTTAAGCTCTTGTAATCGTCTGCAAGCCGGGAAAATGGAACGCCGCAATCAATCAATATTGAATTTTGAATGAGAACGGCGTTCCCTTGACTTCCAGTTGAAATTATCTTGTAGTCCATCTTACAGGCTGCTCAAATCAATTTGCATCGGCTCGGCAGTGGCGTTCGCGTTTTCAACCGCCTGTTCCGTCTGCTGCTGTTCAAGCTGCGGTGGTGCGGGCTGTGCATCAGATTCAAGGCGAACGTCCTTTGTGGATGCGACGCGCTCTGCAATCAACTGTCCATCGTTGTCATGCGTGATGGTATCATCATGTTCAAGCGCGGTCTGCATATCAACGCTCATAATGCCCCAGCGGGAAATAAGCTGACGAAGCATGGTTTTCTTTGCCATATCATCGAAATTCTTGTACCAGAACGAGGAATACTTCCACATCTCGCTTTGCTGAACGTTTCCAGCCAGCAGATTTTCGTACCTTTTGCGGCTGAATGCGGGGCTGTAGGTGTCTGCATGGGTCATCATCTTTTCTTTGCTCCAATACAGCACCTTGCGGAATCCGTTCAAATACTCAAAGTAGGCCATATAGCCGATGGTCGGCAGGGCATCACGCACATCATCGTCCTCGATGAACTTGAACCGGGCTTTCCCTGTTTCTGGGTCTTTGCCCATGTACTCGCCCTGCTTGATGACCATAACATCGAGGTCTTTGTACTGCCCGCTGCGCAGCGCCAGCTGAATGTAACCCTTGTAACCAAGCACGAATGTGGCGGTGGTGGTTTCCGGGCGAATCATGTTGCCGTCTCGGTCATACTTGGCCTTCTGCTTGAACGGCACGAGATAATATTGCCCCAGCTGCGGGGAAGGGGAGAGCTTCAAGCTCTCGCCCAGCAGCGCACCGGCAAGAATCGTACCGGCGTCGCATTCCTGCAAGGCCGGATTCACAGCGACAGCGCTCGTGATGCTGGCAGTGAAACTGCGGGCGCGGTCAGGGTCGCGCAGCGTGTTGTTAATTAGGTTCTGGTAGCTCTGTGTCGTGATCGCAACGGAAAACTTCGGTTTCTGTGCCAACTGATTAGATGTCGTCATAGCTCATACCCTCCTGCATGATGAACTGTTTCAGTTTCTTCAACTGTTCGATGGTGCCGCGAACGGCGAACTTTACTTCATAGACGGCAGTCTGTGTTTTCTCCGGCTCCTTAACGGCTGCTGGCTGTTCTTCAATCGGTGCGGGAACTTCTTCAACAGGCGGTTCCACAGCATCCTGCACCTCTGCAATGGCCTGCTGCACCTTTTCTTCTGCGGCCTGCTGCTGTTCAAGCGCTGCGCGGCGTTCAGCTTCTTGCTGCTTTTGCAGTTCGATTTGCTCATGCCGAGCACGTACCGTACTCAACGCCAGCGCGACATTCAGCGATTTCTTATATTCAACCAGCAACTCGGCGGCGTCCTCATGGCGGGAAAGCTCCTGCACCTCTTCGGCAATTTTAAGTACCGTAGAGGTCAACGCGGTCTTCACGCCGTTTACGCTGGTCGAAAGCCCGATTTTCAAATTCATCTGCTCGAAGCGCAGCCAGGGCAGATTGTTCGCCTTGCAAAGCTCTGCGAAGTAGCTTTGAATTTCCTTTACCTTATCAGCTTTCAAGCCAGTCTCGACCTCATCAACGCGGCGCTTCAACTCGGCATCGGCCTTTTTGTACGGGTCTGCGATGCACTGCTTGTACACTTCCTCAAAGCGGTTGTACGGCTCCATGATGGCTTCTTTGACCCGTTTGCGCTGTTCTTCCATCGCCGCAAATTCCTTGCCAAGCTCGGTGCGAATTTTCTTTACATCGCCGCGCGTTTCTTCCGTGCAAACAAGCTGCATCGCGTTATTGGTACGGGCTTCTACATCGGCTTTCACAAGCTGTAGATGTTCCTCGATAACTGGCAGCTGCTTTAGAGTAATTACCTGCATTTTGTTTTCCATTTGTCAAACCTCCATATGTTTGAAGTGTTCCATGCTCTGGCACAGGCCAGCTTCGGCAGATAGCATCAAGTCTCGCATCTGCTGATACTTGATAAAATCAGGCGTTGAGCGGTCATGCACGATGCGCTGCATAGCCTGAAAATGTTTCTGGTATTTATCCGGGGCGTTATTTTCAAACGCCATTCTGATGTTTTCGCAAATCATTTTTTAAGCTCCTGCCGCAATCGAGGTATGGATTCCGAGCGCGGTCAAAACTGTCTTAACGTCCAAGTCATCGTAGCGGTAAATTGCACCTCCCAGGTCTACAATCTCGTCGCCCTCGTAGTACGGTACGCCGTCAGCGTCCGTTCCAATCGGTTCATCATCATAGGGCGGGAAGGGGTTATCTTGATGCCCCCAAAAGCTGGTCATTCGGACACCTCCACAAGCTCGCCGTCTTTCAAAGTGTAAAATGTATCAGGCTTGACGGTTTCGCCATCGACGACAACGGATTTCCACTCTTTAATGCCGTAACCATCAACATCCTCCACAGCAATCACAAGGATGGCACCAATGCTGCCTTTAATTTTTACGTTTTCGCCGCGAACAAGCCCGCAACCATTTTCACCGACAGAAACGGAGCCGCGCGAAGTAGCCGCGCCGGAATCGCCAGCCGTAGCCGCGCCGGAATCGCCAGCCGTAGCCGCGCCGGAATCGCCAGCCGTAGCCG